CTTCCTCGGCTTCTTCCTCGGCCTCGTCCTCGGCATCATGCGCCACCGCGGACGAATTCAGCAGGCGAACGGCAAGCGATTTTGCGACGAACGCGCCGACCTCCATCCCGAATCCGATGGCGACGCATTCGACAATGATCACGATCAGGTCCAGCAGGTCCATCACGCCCTCCCGTCGTAGCACTTGCCGTCCCGCCAGAAGCGTTGCCCGGTGTAGATGACGACGTCGGCGGTAAAACGCCCAGACTCGCGCTCGACCCAGAATTCTCCATGCCCCTGCGTCCATCCGGTCGGGCCTTTCAGATAGGGCGCCTCGTCGACGGGGGCGAGGCAAGGAATCCCGAAGCCTCCGCGGACGTGCTGCGAGCCATCGGCGCCAGCGACGGGCATCGTGTGGATCTGTGCGCGGTGGCAGTGCCCGATGACGAGGGACATCCCGTACCGCAGGAGGTGCTGCTTCGCGTAGGCGTCGCCTGCGTACACCCCGTGGGTGAATCCAAGATGTCCGATTTTGTGGACCTTGCCGTATGACGTCGACGTGATGCCGAGGTCGACGAGGCCGAGGGCCGATTGCCACGTCTCGCGCCCGCGCAGCACTGGCGCCCTTTTGGCGACGTACCTGACGTATCGGTGCTCGTGGTTGCCCTCGACGTAGTGGATGGGGCGCTGTCCCATCGACGCCCGCAGCCGCGCGAGTTCGTTTTTCACGGCCTCGACCTCGGCAGCGAATTCGGGCGCTGGCTGTCCGTCCTCGTGCAGCGAGACGGAAAGGAAGTCAGCGAAATCGCCATTGATGACCAGCCGATCGGGCCGCACGTCGTCGAGGCGTGCGAGGAACGCACGCCAGGCGAACGGGTCATGGTAGGGGACGTGGACGTCCGAGCACACTAGGATGTGCTCGACGTCCTCGCGCGTCTTGTGCTTCTTCTTTGGCTTGGTCACGTCGCCCCCGTCGTCAGGTAGCGGCTGTCACCGTGCGCACGCTGATGACGCGGTACTGCTTTGGGCGCGTGCCCCAGACGGTGATGCCGCACAGGTTGACCGCGTCTAGCTCGGCCTCGCGCCCCGTCGCCGGGTCTGCGTAGGTGATTCGCTTGTTGCCGCTGGCGTCATGGCCCTCGCCCAGCAGCAGCACGAAATGGTCGCCGAACACGTCGCCAGTGTGGTCAACGTGCGCGATGGTCAAGCCGCCCCCGCGGAACGCCTCGCCGATCGCGCCGCGAAGTTGCGAGGCATCGCCCGTGATCTTCTCGCTGACGACGAGGCCAGCGAGGCCGCCGAGTTGCGCGGTGATCGCCATGCTGTGCAAAAACGCTTTGCGGTCGATGCCTGCCGAGTTGAGCAGCGGCGGCGGCATCTCCACGCCGCGCAGCACGCGGGCCGCCTCGCAGAGACAGACCAGCAGGCAGCCCGATCGGCCGATCGTCGACGGGCCAAAGCCCAACGTCGCCTGCGACCACCGCTGGTCGGCTTGCTTGTAGCGCGGGGTGCTCACTTGCGGCCCGGGACGCGCACCTTCTCGACGGCGCCGACGATCACCAGGGCAGCGTCCGCAATCCAATCGTTGGACGAGTCGCGGTCCTCTTTCACGCGCTTTGCGATGGCTCGCAGTGCGCCGACGACGATGTCACGCGCGAACAGTGCCAGCAGCACGGCAACGATGTTAACGAGCGCGTTGGGCGTGGCGACGTCCTCAATCATCTTCTCGATCATGGCTTCCCCTTGATGTTCCGGATGGCGTCCTCGAGACGGTCGAACCGCTTGTCGAGGTCCTCCCGCAAGCGGTCGACAGCGGTGCGCACAGCGTCGAGGGATTCCTTACTTGCCTTGTCGGCCTTCAATTCGGCAGAGACTTCTTCCAGCCGCTTGATCCTGCTTTGCGTCGTCGCCCACGCGGCGGCAGCGCCAGCGACAGCGGACAGCACAGCGGCGGCGATCTGCTCCATTTGCGAGCCCCCGAAACGGTCTGCGTAAGCGCCTTGGTGGATGCCAAGGGAGACGCCGCCGAAGCGGGATGCGCACAGCATAGCACGCCCGGATGCGCTGTGCAGCCCTATCGGTAGCGGTTGGCGACCGTCACCAAGAGAGACTTGGTGCGCCGGTATTTCTGCTCGCGCACTACCTCGACGGCGCCATCGCTGACGACGCCACCAAGGACAATCGACGCCGTGCCGAGCGTGCGCACGGTGCCCGTCGCTGCGGCCAGTGCATCGGCGAGGGCGATGGTGGCGGCGCCCACCGGGTAGATCGTCTGACCCGCGCCGAGCGCCACCGTGTCGTCGAGGACGACGGCGCCCGACGCTGCCTCAACCGCGCTGCCGATGCCCTGCGGGATGACGTCCGCCAACGTGGGCGCCCCGCTGGCGTAGGTGGCGACGATACCCGAGGCGGCGACCGTGACCGACGCCAGCGTGGGCGCGGCGGCGCCCGTGATCTTCTGCCCGCCCGCCGCGGCGATGGCGACCGTGTCGAGGGTGCGGACCAGCGTGCCGCTGACGACAGGTGTGCCCGCTGCCGAGGACGTGGCATCACCCAGCGTCGCGGCCACGCTGCCGACCACGATCGGCGTGCCGACGGCTGCGGCGACGACGTCGGCGAGGACGATCGCGGCGGTGCCCGTGGGGGCTGCGGCGCCCACGTTGCCGTCGGCCGCCACCACCACGGATGCCAGGGTGACGGCACCCGAGGACGTGACGCGCGGGCTACCCGTCGCCGATGACGTGACCGTGGCCAGCGTGATCGCCGCGGTGCTGACGATCCTCGGGCTGCCGGCGGCCGCGCTCGTGACCGTGGCCAGCGTGGGCGCGGCAGTGCCGACGATGCGCGGCGACCCTGCGGCGGCGCTGACCACGGTGGCCAGCGTGGGGACGCCGCTGCCATTGACCCGTGGCGAGCCAGAAGCCGCCGAGACGACCGTGGCGAGGGTGACCGCCGCGGTGCCCGTGATGGCCGCCAGCGGCCCGCCTGCGCCCGCTACGGTGACGCTGTCGAGGGTGGGCGAGCCCGAGGATGTGACCTTTGGCGAACCTGCGCCAGCCGATACGACGGTGGCCAGCGTGGGCGCACCCGAGGACGTGACGACCGGCGAGCCAGAAGCCGCCGAGACGACCGTGGCGAGGGTGATCGCCGCGGTGCCTGTGGCACCGAGCGGATCTTCCAGCGTGATCGGCGGGTCGGGATCGTGCGCAGTGAGCGTGGGCGCCCACTGCGTCTGCGCCCACGATTGGACGACGAGGCCGTTGCCGGAAATTTTATGCACGGCAGCGACCCCCTATCGTCTATTCAGCCCGACGCCGTGGCGAACATCCCGTTGAACGTGGGCGCGGTCGTCGCCGCGCAGTTGACGTCGAGGAACGAAAGCGCAGCGTCGTCGAAGATGCGCGTCAGATTGAAAGCCGTGTTGATGCCGTCGACGATCGTGATCATGTTCGCCACGACGCACGGCAGCCACGCGATCGGGTGCCCGATGAAGAACGCGACCGTTCCCGTCACCGATGCCGAACACTGCATCTGCGTCAACGTGCGAATCCCGTTGTCACCCGTCGCCAGCGGGCAGAACCATTGATTGAGCGGGTGATCGAGGCGGTTGACGATGCCGCTCGCGTTGCCCGTCACCGACGGCAGCGTTGCCGCGTTGCCGTTGTGATCGGTGTAGGTGCAGACGGTCCAGTTGTGCGCCGTAGCTCCGAGCGCCGCTTGAATCTCGATGCCAAGGAAGTTGCCATCGGCGGAATCGGGCTGGTCGTCGGCGGTGTTCTGGTAGCGCGTCGGCGTGCCGCTAACGGCCTCCGTCGTCGTCGACGACATCGTCTTGTTCACCTCGAAAATGCGATCGTACAGCAGCAGATTTCGCGGCGCGACCGATGACATCACGTCGGCGCGGACGAAATGCTGCGTGTCCGGCGAGGTCGGATTGACGAAGAAGAACGCGCCCTGCGTCGCGTCGGTGGGCACGTTGCCGCCGGGCGCGTTGCTCGCCGCGTTCGCCGCTGCCGGATAGGCGCCGACGCGCCACAGCGAATTGGTTCCGCCAACGACGGCAGTCGTGCCTGCTTTGTTGAACGTGAAGTCCCTGCGCTTGCCGAAGTTCGACACCTCGTTGATGAGGTCCGACAGCGACGAGAACCCGTGCATCCGATGACGCCCGGCGATCTTGGCGACGGCGTGATCGACGCGCTCGACGCAGCGTTCAGCGAGGCCGACGAAGTCGCCGCCATCGATCTTGCCCACGAAGTCGCCGCCGCGGCCGCACCACACGCCGCCCGCGCCGGGCACGCCGCCGATAAGGATCGGACGCTTCCCGTACCATCCGCGCATCGACGACGAAATGCCCTCGACTTGCTCTTTGCCCAGCCAGCGTTCCAGCTTGCTTGCGTTCGTGCTGCGGGTCTTGACGATGTTCGCCATTGGTTCCTCAGGTTCCGCAGACTCGGCCAGCATACGCCCCGACATCGGTTGGCGGTTCGTCCTCGGTGGATGTGGGCTCGCTCCCGTGACCGGGGCGCCAGAAGCCCACGATGGCCCCGCAGGCGTCGCACGCCCAAAAGACGTGCGTGGCCCCATCCTCGCCCGCAGGGGCCGCCACAGGCGACCACGCTGCGTGCCCGAGGTTTTGCGACGGATCGACAGCCTGCGACATCAATTGTTGCCGTCGGTGATCGTGAACGAGGTAATCTCAACAGGCTGGCCCGCCGTGATCGACGTCGTCGTCAGGTTGAGGTCGCTGCCCGACGTGGCGATGTCGCCATCGCAGACGAACGCGCCAGTGCTGTCGACGAGATAGAAGAACGCCGCGGTTCCGGTGTTGTTCGCGCTCGCGTCGGTGCGCGGCATCGACGAGAACGTCAAAACGCCGGTCGTCGACGTGCCGCACGGGTCGGCGAGGGTGATTTCGGCGAGCAGCGAGCCCGAGGGCACGCCACCCTTGGCCGGCTTGCTGCCGCTGTAGATGCGGACCAGGCCAGCGCCGGCACCGGCGTCGATGGCGGCGCGGATCTGGTCAACGCGGTTGGTGCGGACGCTGTCAGCGATGCGAATAGCCACGGGTCACTTCTCCTGCGAGCGCCGCTCGCGGTTGATCTTTTCGGCGCCCTCGCGGGCAATCTTGTGCGCCTTCTCCGACGACATCGAAGGATTGGACTTCTTCAACTGCTCGGCCGCCTTCTCGACGGTGGATCGCTTGACGTCAGACATTCGGGCCTCCCTTCCGCATGGCCGGCGCCGCAGTCTGCGTCGAGATGGTGCGGACCATCTGGGAAATGACCTTCGCCACGTCCTGCGACTGCGCCTGCTCGGCCTGCTGTTCAGCATACCGCCGCCGCTCGGACGAGGCAGAGAGGAATTGTGCGCGGGCCTTCTCCCAAACGGAAAGCAGCCGCTCGGGATGCTCGCGCCGGACGACATCTTGGTCGTAGGCGATGAATTCGTCGCCCATCGGCAGACGCTCGTTATGCGCCAGGCGCCACTCGCCCACGTCGACGACGAGGAACACCGGAAGGACGTGCTCCTTCCCGTCGACCGTTGCGGTCACGCGCTTTCCCAGTACGCGCGTCAATGCCTGACGCTGCGATGTGGGCTCGCCCTCGCGGTCGATGCCGCCGTCGACGAAGTCGACGAGGTGGGTGTCCTTGATGC